TGGGACGTTCATTGAGATCTTACCGGCGGTCGCTAGTTTTCTATCTGTCATCTGGCTTGCTTTAAGGATATACCAAACAATCAAGGAGATAAAATCCAATGGAGGGCCTAGACCTTAGAACTATGCTTACTGTGGGCGGTATGTTGGTGTCTGTTGTATCAGCAGCTGTAATTGTACAGACCAAACTAAAGGGCGTTATAGAACAGCTTCAGGACATAGAACAAAGACTTAGGGCTCTTGATTCATGTACAGACAAAATGCACAGTACAAACGAAGTTATGTCACAACGTCTTGGGGTATTGTCTTCACTTTTAGATCCAAAGGTTATGGAAAGCCGCGCAAGAGAGACGGCGTCCATACTTAAAGACATTGAGTACATGCGTAAAAAATTATGTTCATAAGGAGCGTTGATGATGGAACTAGGTGTACTAACGAAGATGTTGTTTCTTTTGGTAATCACAATGCCAGACGGTTCTTATGAGGCAAACGCAACAGAAGTTTCTGAGTGTCCCCCATACGAAATAGTACACCAGATGATGAACCACAGGCTTAAGACAAAAGAGATAACCTCTTGGTATGCCGATTGCGACGAGTTCCCCTTCTTTGAAACTAAGAAAACACCTTCCTAGAATGATCATTATCCTGCACGATGCTCTCAATGAACAAGAGCTTCGTAAGTTCCCTAAGGGCGTAGGACCACGGGACTATGCGGAACCTGAGATCTCTAAGCTTGTAGATCTCGTCAAAGAGTATGCAGACGTGTCCTCTATGCACCCAGCGTACTGTGTGGTCGAACAGAACCCAAGAGGTCACGATTGGCACACAGACACAGGGAACAACCAACACATGACGTGGTGTACACACACAGCCACCATGTTGCTGTCAGATCCATCAGACTTTGAAGGAGGAGAGTTTTTCTTTTATGACGACCAACCAATCAAGAAATCAGGAGACCTTTTAATATACAGCAGTGACGTTAAGCACAAAGTGAATCCACATACAGGAGACCGTCGTGTATTGCTTATGTTTTTTAAGGAAGGGAGGTGATCAATGTCTACTAGCGCAAAACTGCGTGATGCTCTAGGTAATCGTTTGTTGGCTATTGTGGCTACGGACGAAGAACTTCAACCCGCAATGGTCAGCGCTTGCGTTAACTTCTTGAAGGCCTTCCCGCCTCCTGATGATGCAAAAGATTTACCAATGGCTCGGCAGATTTCTGCTAGTCTTGAGAAGTACAAGACCATGATGCCTTTTACTACGAGTTCAGATGCTTAAACCAGAGTTTGTTGACGGTGGTCCTCATTGGCTATCCACCATGCCCGAAGAAGTGCATCCTGCCTTTGAGGACTTCCGCAACTTCCTGTTCCTCGTGTGGTCCCACTTAGGGCTACCGGAGCCCACTAAGGCCCAATATGAGATCGCACACCGACTTCAGTACGGTGTAGATTCCTCCCAGAAAAGAAGGGCCACTAGACCACACGAGGATCCTTGGGACACTAAAGAACCAAGAGAAGATATCATCCGGTGCTTCAGGTCTCTAGGTAAATCATACATCACCAGTGCTTATGCCATCTGGAGACTGATGAGGAACCCTAGGGACGAGAAGATCATGGTCGTCTCAGCTACAGGATCTAAGGCCAAGGAGTTCGTAGCTCAGACCAAAGGTATCCTGGAGTCCATGGAGATGGTCTCTTGGTTACTAGAGGGCACTAGAGAGTCAGGTGCCACAAGACGTGACATGGCTGACCAGTTCGACGTAGCTGGTGGCTCACTCTCACAGTCGTACTCAGTAGCAGCCAGAGGTATCACAGGGCAGATCACAGGTAGCCGTGCGACCTTGTTGATCGCTGATGACATTGAGGTCGAAAGGAACTCTATGACTGAGGACGCACGTCAGCGTATCGTCAGGGTTATCCAGAACGACTTTGTTCCTATTACGAAGACAGAGCACGGCAAGGGAGACATCATCTTCCTGGGGACACCTCAGACCGAGGAGAGTGTCTACAACGTCTTGGTGAAGGAGATGAACTTCAAGTGCTTCACCATACCCGTCAAGTACCCGAACAAAGAGAAGCTAAAGAACTATGAGATGACCAACGTCAACTCTGGTGAGACCGTAGATATCCTGGCGAACTACCTGAAGGTGATGTTCGACAACGGAGAGATAGACCACGGTAAACCTACAGACACACGCTTTGGTGAAGATGAGCTGTATGGCATTGAGTCCAAAGGTCGTTCGGCCTTCGCCCTACAGTACATGCTGGACACAAGTCTCTCTGATGCCGAACGATACCCCCTCAAGCAACACGACTTGGTGGTTATGTCTACCAATGTCCTGAAGGGTCCACTAACTGTCCAGTGGGGACGTGACAACGACAAAGATAACTACATCACAGACATACCGAACCTTGGGTTCTCAGGGGACCATATGCTTAGGCCCTTGTTCATCGACAGTGACTGGGAGCCATACGAGTCTAAGGTTCTATTTGTAGATCCAGCAGGCCGTGGGGCTGACGAAACGGCATGGGCCGTGGTGGCTGCACTGAACGGGGTGATGTATATTCTACACGTCGGTGGTCACTCTGGAGATCCAACAGAAGCTATGACTAAGATCGCTGTTGACGCCAAGAAGTACGACGTTAACTGCGTAGAGGTCGAACCAAACTATGGTCAGGGCATGTGGATCGCTGCGTTCCAACCGATCCTAAGTGACGTGTGGCCGGGTGGTACTACGGTACAGGAAAGCGAATGGGCCAAGGGGCAAAAAGAAGCCAGGATCATAGACACCTTAGAGCCTGTGATGACCCAACATCGCTTGGTTCTGGACGAGTCACTGGCTAGGTCTGAAGCTAGAGCTGAAGAACATAAGTACTCTCTGCTCTATCAGCTAACACACATCACAAGAGACCGTGGTTCCTTAAGGCATGACGACAGGCTGGACGCCCTGGCAGGCGCTGTGGCGTACTACATGAGGTCTATGGAGCAGAACGTGGACGAAGCGGCCCAAGCGGTCCTTGAGACACGTTTGGACGAAGAGATCGAAGACTTCATGGAGTGGGCTGAGGGCGGGCTGGCCGTCAAAAGTCGTGGGAAACGTAGGGCTGGGTATCGTGTGGAGACACACAGGGTCGATCTGTAGTTCGGTTAGTGGCGTTAGTGGCCAAAAGAGCCAATTGAAAAATACCAAAAGATTACTATGGGCATATGTTCCCCGGCCAACCAAGCGGCGACCCCCCCATACCCCCCGAACCAAACACAGCGCGATGGGCTTCTGCCAATGTGTGGCCAAGCGAGCGCGATAGGGCGGGCGATAGGGCACGATTGACGCTGCAGCATGGGCATGAGTTGACTAGGTACAATAGGCCATGATGCATCGCAGGCGCTACCAGGCGGGACAATAGGCGCTACCAGGCGGGCGCATTGCGGGCCGATAGGACGCGGGCGCGAGGCGGCGGGCGCTTTCGTTTGTAATCGGGCGCACCGTTTCAAACCCGTGCAGCACTGTTTTTAATTTTATTTAGGTCTTAAGTGTCTAATAACATTGGATTTACAAATAAACTTGCTTGTGGCCCTTGTTTAATTCACGGTCATGCCCATATAATCTAACAGACCACAACGATAGACAGGACGACAGACAATGACCTTAGACCTTACCGCACTAGACGCCGCGACCCGTCAGCAAATGGCCGATTACATCGCCAACTCCCGCAACGTAATTGATAGCGTCGTGACCATTGGCGCTGACGCCAAAACGTCCAAGGGCGAAAAGTTAGGCATTCGCACGGCCGTCACATACCTAGCGCCTCACAAGCTTTCAGGACAGAACGTTTGCGCCATGGCCGATATAGCTAAATGTGGCGACGCTTGCTTATTCACCGCCGGGCGTGGCGCTATGAGTAGCGTCATGCTATCACGACTACGTCGCACGCTAGTGCTGCAGCAATTGCCGGACGTGTTCCTGGACCGTCTAGAGCGCGACCTAGTGCGCCATTGTAAAGCTTGCCAGCGCGACGGCGTGACGCCCGCCTATAGGCCAAACGGAACGTCGGACATTCGCTTTGAAAACTGGCCGGAATGGGTCGCTATGGTTAGCGCGTTAGTAGATCAATATGGACTTAAGGTCTATGACTACACCAAGATCCCAAACCGCCGCGTGCTGTCCTGGTATGATCTAACCTATTCCTATTCTGGCACACCGGGCTATGCGCCGTTTGTCGCCAAGGCCGTCAAGGCCGGAATGCGCCTAGCCGTAGTCTTTCGCGACTATGCAACCGTTGAACGCCTAATTGACAACGGCGACACATTCCAAGGCCTGAGCATTGTCCATGGCGACGATACAGACGCCCGGTTCATAGAGCCGCACGGCGTGGCGGTCGCGTTATATGCGAAGGGTGCGGCCAAACGCGATCAATCCGGGTTCGTGGTAGACGCGTAAAGCGCCGCCACGGCCTCACGATATCCAACATAACCAAGGGAACCACAACCATGATTGACCTTATTTCTTACTTGATCGCAGGCCTATGGCTATTCGGTGGCCTATTGTTCGCCGCTGTATTCATGGCTGGCATGATAGGCCTAGACGATGCCTTTGAACGCGCAAGGCGTGGGGATCCTGATTGACCTGATAGTGATCTGAGCGCTTGCTATTGACACGTTATATGCGAGCGCTCTACTGACTACCAGACTACCAGACTACCAGACCACAACAGACCCAAGGAAACGACAGATGCAGATATATACGATCACGCGCGACGAAATCGAGCGCTACAAGCTTGAAAACGAAACCCACGGACTGCCAGACAATCTAGACCTGTTAGTTGCGGCTGTAGTATATGACCGCGAAATAGGTGAACCACAGTTTAAGGCTACAGGCATCCGCTGGATCGATGCAGAAATGTGTGACGCTGATGACAACGTCATCGACGTGGCTGACGTTCCCAAGCGCACGGTCTTCCGGCTGGTCAGCCAGCAACAAATGCGTAAAGATTTTGACAAGCGCCGCGAAGCGCGCCTGAGACGCATGGGTGCGTTGTGATGCGTATTTTAATAGCCTGCGAAATGTCGGGCATCATCCGCGAGGCGTTCAGATCCAGAGGACATAACGCGTGGTCGTGCGATCTACTACCAACAGAAAGGCCCA